CATGGGCATCCGTGCCGGTTGCAAAGTAATGAAAACACGCTATGCCAAACCTTTTGAAGGCGTACAAGTTAAGATTCCTTACACAACAGGTATGAGTCCTTACTCAGGATTGACTGACTTAATTGAGAAAAAAGGCTTGCTCAAGAAAGAAGGCAACAGCCTGGTATTCACCACAAGCCATGGTGAAATTATCAAGAAGTTCCGCAAAGGATGGGAACGCAATGATGACACCTGTCTTGACACTGTGATGAAAGACTTTGGAAACATCAAGGAAGAGGTAAGTACCGGCGAGGAGGAAGCAGAATGAGCGAAGCAATAGCAGCAGAAATTTGGGGCGAACTCAAACGATTTGTAAACACAGTTGATCGCAACGAAGCAGCAGAGACGGTGGTACAAGTTTTAATGGACAATGATAGTGACGTTGAGGATATTCGTAATGCATTCAAAGGCGATACTGATATCAAACGAGCACTTACAGCGTATCTTGACAACGACAAAGACTACACAGAAGACGAAGAAGAAGATCCTGAAGAAGAGGATCCCAATGAAGACGACTGGGAAAACTAATGGCCAACTCTACACTGCAAGGTTTTTATTGTAGTGAAAAGTTTACTTGGTTGTCTGTTGATCTTGAGAAACGTCAATCTTATTCCTGTTGTGCAGTAAAGCCACATGCAATTAATTTGGATTGGGTAAAAAACAATCCAGGGCAATTGTTTAACACACCGCATTTGATTGACGAACGTCAAACTATGTTAGCCGGACAACCAGTGGCTAGTTGTCAAGGCCCGTGCTGGCAACCAGAAAGCCAAAATATAACCAGTCGTAGAATGTTGTATTCAACCCAAGAAAAATTGTTCAATTCGGCACAAGTATCGGCTCCTGAAAATTTGCATATCATGTTAGGATCAACTTGCAATATGACCTGTTCATATTGTTGTAAACAATACAGTTCTGCTTGGACACGAGATCTCCAAGAGAATGGACCATACACTGATCAAGATAGATTTCGAATTTTTCCAATAGACAAAATTTTAACTAAAATTAGTCAGACTGAACATCAGACCAGTGTTGGCTATCTTTCTCTGATTGAAGAAATTGAAAGTCTTCACACTACTGATTGTGTGTATTTGACCGGAGGAGAAACTTTCCTTTACAACAATTTTGCAGAGTTTGTTAATAGGATTAGTGCGAACAACAGAGTTAAAATTTTTACAGGCATGGGAGTCAACCCAACTAGATTTAAATCGCAGTTGTCAAAACTGATCAATCGTGATCGAATAACATTAATTGTGAGCGCAGAAAACTGCAACGATCTCTACGAGTTTAATCGGTTTGGTAACACCTGGCAAAATTTCAATACTAATCTTGCTGAAATTGAAAATCAAAAGTTTGATTGGTATTTTTCATCTGTGATTAGTAATTTGACCATATTTGGATTTGTTGAATTTGCAAAACAGTTTGAAGGTCGCTATATTAAATATGAATTTTGTAGTGATCCAGATTTTCTAAATGTCAATGTACTTGATGCTGCAAGTAAAGATCTTGTGATTGACATGTTAAACAATAGCAATATTGAATTCAAAGATACGTTGATTAGTTCAATCACTGCTACCACTACAGAACAAAATAGAGAACAATTGTCTTCATATCTCAATGAGTTTGCTCGTCGTCGTAAGTTAAATCTTGACATTTATCCAAGTACCTTTGTGCAATGGGTAACCCATGCCCAAAATAATTAAAATACAACCAGTTGCCCCAGTGTTCAGTATAACCTGGAACATTGGCACTAGGTGCAACTATGATTGTATGTATTGTCCAACATCGTTGCACGATAACTATTCTGAAAACTCATCGTTGGCAGTATTGCAACAAAGATGGCAATCTATCTATGAAAAAACTCATCAGCGAAAATTAAAATACAAAATCAGTTTCACTGGTGGCGAGGTCACTGCCAACAAGCAATTTTTACCACTGGTTGAATGGTTGAGAACACAATACAACACTTACATTGATCAAATTCTATTAACTACCAATGGCAGTGCTAGTTTTCAGTACTACAAAAAAATATTTGCCTGTGTAGACAATGTATCTTTTAGTTTGCACAGTGAACACGTAAATGAACAAATATTTTTTAATAAAATTATAAAATTACATCAACATTTAGAATCAGGCAAACACTTGCATGTTAACATCATGAACGAATTTTGGAATCAAGCCCAAATTGAAAAATACGTAACGCTGTTGAACAAACATGCAATCAGTCATTCTATCAATACCATCAACTACTCGGCACAAACACGGTCGTATCCAATCATGAAAGGTAAACTAAATCTTGGAATTAACTAATCATCAGTATTATAATTGTTATGTGCATTTAGACAATGATCAAAGTTTTTTAATGGATGCCAATTGGTTGCACAATAACAATTTGGATCAATGGCAAAATTGGCAATGTCATGCTGGCCTTGACAGGATTCATATCAGTCCTACTGGCAACGTATACAGTGGTGAATGCCAAAATGACTTGCTGGGACACATTGATCAAGATTGGCAGTTGTTTACGCAACCAACTGTGTGTCAGCAAATTACCTGTACAGGTTGTACAGACGATTTAATTATAGAAAAACAAAATGTGGTATAGTCGCGTTGTTGCTAGTTTAGATGCTATCCCAGACTTTATAGTCCACTACGAGCGTGAAATAACTGACGCTAAAAAAGACTGTCGCATTGCTGGAATTGTTGAAAAAAACATAACAGCACTTCCGGGCATTACTGAGTTTAGATACAACCAGCTACAAGAGATTGAAGCTGTGTTGAACTATCTCAATATCCAATTGCGCAAAATACGTAGAAAACATTTCCAAAAGTATCTTGAAGGCTATGCCCGTGCGCTCACCAGTCGCGATGCAGAAAAGTATGTGGATGGCGAAGATGAAGTGATTGATTACGAAACCATAATCAACGAAGTAGCATACCTGCGCAATCGTTGGCTGGGAATCATGAAGGGGCTAGATACCAAACAGTGGCAAATGGGGCATATTGTGCGTCTAAGAACTGCAGGCATGGAAGATATTACAGTATAACATGAAACTAATACTAGGACCCTGTGCGATCGAAAGCAGAGAGCATGCAATGATGATGTGCGAGCACATTCTCAATGCTATACAAGGCTTTGATGTGAGCTTTTACTACAAAAGCAGTTTTGACAAAGCTAATCGCACCAGCATTGCTGGCTCACGTGGAGTGGGTCTGAGCCAAGGCGCGGACATTTTGCAAGAAGTGAGAGAACGGTTTGGTGTCAAAACATTAACTGATGTGCATGAGACTTGGCAATGCGAGCAGTTAAAACACTCAGTGGATGTGTTACAGATACCTGCGTTTTTATGCAGACAGACTGATCTGTTGTTGGCAGCCGGTGCAGCGGTACACTCTGTAAACATCAAAAAAGGACAGTTCTTGGCGCCCTGGGACATGAAAAATGTTATTGACAAACTGCCAGACAACGATGTATGGATAACTGAACGTGGCAGCAGTTTTGGCTATAATACTCTGGTAGTAGATTATCGTGGCCTGGTAACCATGCGAACTTGGGGCCGGCCTGTGATCTTTGATGCCACACATTCTGTTCAGCAGCCCGGTGGCCGTGGCAGCAGTTCAGGCGGTCAGCGTGAATTCATATTACCCCTGGCCAGAGCCGCGTGTGCAGTAGGAGTAGATGGTCTGTTCATGGAGACACACAACAATCCAGACCAAGCCTTGAGTGACGGTCCCACACAAATTCCAGTGTGCGATTTAAGACAAATTTTGCAAAACGTATTGTCCTTGCAATCTGCATAAATCATTACATGCAACTATAACATGTACAAAGAACTTTTATCCAAGTGCAATTTAGCGCATGATTTTGTGGCCAAGTACCGGCCCCAGCGCCCGGTAAATTGGGGATGCGCCAATGGAAAAATATTAGCAAGATCAAATTGTTCTAACAAGAAAATGAAGTCGATGATGATTTGTTAGTATAAGTATCTGCATGAAAATCGTACTTGTAACAGGCGGCTTTGATCCGCTACACTCTGGACATATTGCTTATTTTAAAGCAGCCCGCACACTGGGCGACATGTTAATTGTAGGGCTCAATTCTGACGACTGGCTCACACGCAAAAAAGGTCGACCGTTTATGCCATGGACGGAACGATTGTGTGTGATAAACAATCTTGCCATGGTAGACGAAGTGTACACATTTGATGATGCGGATGGCTCAGCCAAAGAATTTATCCGCCAGGTACGAGCACACTATCCTGATGCGACCTTGGTATTTGCCAACGGAGGCGATCGCACTGACAAAAATATTCCCGAAATGGATGTGGTAGATGCCAATTTAGAATTTGTGTTTGGCGTAGGCGGCGAGGATAAAAAGAATTCCAGTTCGTGGATTCTTGAAGACTGGAAAAAACCCAAGACCACACGAGCCTGGGGATACTATCGTGTGTTGCACGAAGTTGGTGCCAACACCAAACTCAAAGAACTCACTGTCACACCCAAAACTTGTTTGAGCATGCAACGGCATGACAAGCGAGCAGAGTTTTGGTTCGTGGCCGAGGGCGAAGCCACAGTGTACACACTAGATTCCAGCACAGACAGAGATCTTAAAGATCATATGACCATACATGAATCATGCTGGATCAACCGCAACGAGTGGCACCAACTGTGTAACGAAACTGATCGCCCACTCAAATTAATTGAAATACAATTTGGCGAAGATTGCGTAGAAGAGGACATTGAAAGAAAATGAAAGCTGGAAAAATATGGGGGCAAACCGAACTGCTAGAAGCCAACGGGGTGTTAGAATTTCACAGGATAGAAGCTCAAGCAGGCGGCGTCTGTTCCAAGCATAAACACAAGTTCAAATGGAATGGATTTTTTGTTGAGTCTGGTGAATTGATTATCCGTGTTTGGAAAAATGGATACGACCTAGTAGACGAAACTGTGCTCACAGCAGGACAGTACACTAAAGTTGCACCCGGTGAATATCATCAATTTGAAGCAGTGCAAGATACCATAGCATTTGAACTGTATTGGGCAGAATTTGATCATAGTGATATTGAACGAGAAACTGTTGGCACAGTTAAATCAAAACGATGACACTAAAAATTTTTATTGGATGGGACAGCAGAGAACCTGAGGCTGCGGAGGTCTGTGAGTATAGCATTTTAAAACACGCTACAGTACCAGTGAAAATTCATTTTCTTAAACAAGAAGAACTACGTGCTCAAGAGATTTACACTAGAGAGATAGATCCTCAAAGTTCTACAGAATTTACATTCACTAGATTTTTGGTTCCTTATCTTTGTGGCTATCAAGGAAATGCCGTATTTGTTGATTGTGATTTTTTGTTTGAACATGACATCAGAGAATTATTTGAATGTGCAAATGATAATGCAGCAGTTTCTGTAGTACAACACGATTATCAACCGACCAACACTATAAAAATGGATGGCAAAACACAATATCAATACCCAAGAAAAAATTGGTCGAGTTTGATGTTGTTTAACTGTGCGCATCCTGATTGCCAGACACTGACTCCTGAAATTGTTAGTTCGCAGACTGGTGAATTTTTACATAGATTTGCATGGACTGGTTATGCAATTGGAAGTCTCGACAAGACTTGGAATTGGTTGGTAAATTGGTATCATGAGCCACAGGATGGCAAGCCAAAGGCTATACATTACACAGAAGGCGGTCCGTGGTTTCCAAATTACGTTAAAACTGAATATGGGGGTAATTGGATTCAAGCGTACAACGAACTAACGCCGACTCCGCTACCGCTATCTCATGTGTTTGACATGATACCGCCAAGTGTTAAAACATTATTTGATGACATTCTCAAATATCGAGTTGACCCTGCTGGAACATA